TGTCGGGCGCGCAGACGATCGACGGCGTGGCCGTGATCGCCGGCGACCGCGTGCTGGTGAAGAACCAGTCCAGCGCTGCCGAGAACGGCATCTACGTGGCGGCTGCCGGCGCCTGGTCGCGTGCGGCCGACGCCAACACCTGGGACGAGCTGGTCGGCGCGTTTACGTTTGTCGAGGACGGGTCGACCAACGACAACAGCGGCTGGGTGTGTGCGGTGGCGCCTGGTGGCACGCTTGGCGTGACTGCGGTCACCTTTGAGCAGTTCTCCGGCGCGGGCCAGATTCAGGCCGGCACCGGCATGACCAAGACCGGCAACACGCTGAACGTGAACACGGCCTCGAGCTCGCGCATCGTCGTGGGTGCTGACGAGATCGACCTGGCCACCACGGGCGTCAGTGCCGGCACCTACCGCTTGGTCACGGTCGACCAGTGGGGCCGCGTCACGACGGGCACCAACCCGACGACGCTGGCCGGCTACGGCATCACCGACGCCTACACTACGACGGCCACCGACAGCCTGCTGGCGGGCAAGCTGTCGCTGACTGGCGGCACGATGTCGGGCGCCCTGGCCATGGGCAGCAACCGCATCACCGGCATGGCTGACCCGGTCAACGCCCAGGACGGCGCGACCAAGAACTACATCGACACGATCTTTGGCTCGACGACGTCGGCTGCAGCGTCTGCCGCAGCTGCTGCGTCTAGTGCTTCGTCGGCCAGCTCGAGCGCGTCGAGTGCGTCGACCAGCGCCTCCAACGCGTCGACGTCGGCCAGCACGGCGTCCACCGCGCTGTTCAACTTCCGCGCCCAGTACCTGGGCCCGCTGGCGTCTGACCCCACCGTCGACGGCAACGGCAACCCGGTGACCGCGGGCGACCTGTACTTCAACACGGTGGCCAACGAAGTGCGCGTCTATAACGGCAGCGCCTGGGTCGCGGCTTATGTGCCGACGGCAGGATTCGCTGCGTTGGCCTCGGCCAACGTGTTCACGGCCAACCAGACGATCACGGCGAACACGTCGGCCGACGCGCTCAAGATCACGCAGACGGGCTCTGGCAACGCGCTGTACATCGAGGATGTGGCGTCTGACGCCACGCCGCTGGTGGTGTCGTCGACTGGCGTGCTGGGCATCGGCACGACAACGCCCGACAACGTAACGTCGGCCGGCATCGCGCTGGTGTCCAACAGCGGCTACTACCCACAGCTAGTCAGCCGCAACACGACCGCGGATGCGAACGGCTCGTACATCGTGTTTGAGAAGAACCGCAACGGCGCAGTGGTGCAAAACGGCGACGTGCTGGGCAACCTGGTGTTCCGGGGCTTTGACGGCACTAACTACCTGCAAGGCGCGGCCATCTGGGCTGTCTCAAGCGCGACGCCTGGCACCAACGACATGCCGGGCGACTTGCTGTTCGGGACGACGCCCGATGGTGGCTCTGGCATCAGTGAGCGGCTGCGGATTAAGAGCGACGGAAGCGTCGGCATCGGCCTCACACCAAGTGGCACATATCGCCTTGAGGTTTCTGGAACAGCCGCTGCGACCGACTTCAACAGCACCTCAGACCGCAACAAAAAGACCAACATCACCACGATCGAATCGGCGGTGGAGAAGGTCAAGCGTCTGCGTGGCGTTGAGTTTGACTGGATTGCCGATGGCAAGCACTGCATCGGAGTGATCGCGCAGGAAGTCGAGGAAGTTGTCCCGTCGGCCGTCCAGGGCGATGAGGGGAACAAGACTGTCAGCTACGGCAACTTGGTTGGCCTCTTGATCCAGGCCATTAAGGAGCAGCAGACGGTCATCGATCAGCTCAAGTCAAAGATTGATTCACTTGCCGAGTAAGGAGATACGAAGATGGCAATCAAAATCGGCGGCACAACCGTCATTGACGACAGTCGCAACCTGACAAATCTAGGGAGCGCGATTACCGCTGCTCAGGGAGGCACAGGCCTGACATCGCCTGGCGCGTCTGGCAACGTACTGACCAGTAATGGCACGACTTGGACGAGTGCTCCGGCTCCGGCATCTGCGGGCGCGATTACAGCGACTGCGTCTGGTGCGATCAGTGCGGGCAATCCTGTCGTCATCAATTCAGACGGGACAGTGAGCAGTGCCGCCGCTACTTACACGAGCAGTTTGTCCAATCTTGGCAATAACTCCAGTTCATATGCTCCGGGCGGAACAGTAATTCAGCAATCGGCAACATATGACCCAAAGGGGTTTGTGGTTCTTTTTTATGGTAACTCCATTGGTTATCCAATGGTTGTGGTCGGCACCCCTAGTGGATCAACTATCACTTGGGGTACACCGACAGTGGTCTATTCGTATGGGAATGTTTCTCCAAACAGGTTATCTACTAGTGTTTACGCGTCTACAGCAGACGCGCACATGTATTTTACAAATAGTACTAGCGGTGAGTTTTTCTATCACTCTGTCAGGATTAGCTCTACTGGCGCGATTAACGTTATTCAGCCAGGAAATAGTATATCTGCCGGCAACAATTACTTGTTGCCAAACAGGCAGGTGGGGTCGTTTCTGTACGACCCCACAAACAACAGACTGGCGTATGTTTTTCCCGATGCCAATCTTGCTTACACGTACGCAGTCGGTGGGTACTGCGATACTTCAGGTTATTTTTATAACCAGTACGCGACAATAATTGATAGCGCGGGGATGGCGAATGGTCCAACCGCCTCCTATTTCGATACGTCAATTGCGCGCGGCCTAATATTTTGGGAAAACAACCTAAATAAATTATGGGTACGCACCGCAGTCCTCAACAATTCATCCATAACTCTTGGTTCACCGGTTCAAGTAACGACCGCATTTAACAACAACGACTACCCAATCGCAATCGGTAAAGAGGCGGGCGGTAGCGGGTATCTGTTGGCGTACATTAATGGCGGGTCGACTTATACAGCGCGATACGCAACAGTCTCAGGATCTACAGTCACATTAGGTAGCACGGGCGGATCGTGGGGGTTGGCTTCTTACCAAGCAGCATATTTGTCCTACGGGCCTCGTGCGTTGTTTTTCAGCGGTTCCACCTCTGTTAGCGTAACCGTTTCTGGCGGCGTTCCATCAGCTACAAGCTATGGAAACCTTGGGTCGAACAACAGTTTCCAATATTGGCTGCTGGATTCCACAAACTTGCGGTTGATGCAGATTTACCAATCGACATCAAACGTGACTGGGTACGCCGTTGGAAGTGGGGCGTCGTCCAATTTAACATCGTCTAACCTGATTGGTTTTTCGTCTGCCTCATACTCTAACGGTCAGACTGCGACGATAAACACAGTCGGTTCTTCAGACAGTAACCAGAGCGGCATGGCCGCCGGGACTAAGTACTACGTAACAATCGCGGGAGCGTTATCGTCAACAGCGACAACACAGCCATATGCGGGCGTCGCGTTGAGTGCAACTAAGATTTTGATAAAGGGGTAAGCATGAAGACTATCGTCCGCAAGCAAACAAATGTGTCACTGTATCTTCTGCCAGACAACATGGCAGTAAAGGTGGGCGACTCCATGACGCAGGTGGGTGACCCGGCTGAATTTATGATTGCTGATTGCAACGCAAGCAATTGCGTTGTGCATGAAAACGTACCAGACCCCGGCGACTGGTCTGGGTGGAAGTACCTGTTCGACGGCACCGCTTGGACGCCTAACCCTGATTGGGTTGATCCTGCCGCATCCGAGGTTCTCGATAGCGCGCGGTAGCGCAAATTGCCGACCTAACTGGTGGGAAAATAGCACCGAGATGAGGAGATCGCAGTGTCAACCGAGCATCACGCAACACTTGACGCCACCCTGGCGGCCGCGGGCAGCAAAGCGACCTACACGGGCGCAAGTACAAGCGTCGTTGCTTGGATGCTCTCCTCTGAATTCGGCATGCTGGCCGGTATAGCCCTTGGCGTCGGCGGCCTGATCGTCAACTGGTACTACAAACACAAAGAAGATCGGCGCCGCCAGGCTGAGCACGACAAGCGAATGCGGGGCGACTGATGGACCGCGTGAAGCTCGCCGGCCTAGCACTAAGTGCTACAGCACTAGTCGGGAT